TTGGACCCACACTACCTGATAATGGTGCAGCAACATTACCAGCTGGTGGATCTCTAATAGTAATAAAGTATAATGCTAATGGATGGATGGGTTACTTTGGTGTAGCACCTTCATAATATTTTAAAAGTCCTTGGTTTTCCAGGGTCTTTTTTGTACATTGACATTATGCAATGGTACTATCAAAATAAACTTATACAAGAAATTAATGACCTCCCCGAAGGTGCATTTGGTTTTATTTATCAAACAACTCACATTCCAACTGGAAAAAGATACATTGGTAAAAAATCTTTAATTTACAATTTAAAGAAAAAGTTAGGCAAAAAAGAAAAAGCCCTATATGAAGGTAAAGGTCGTCCACCAACATTTAAAAGAGTGTTAAAAGAAAGCGATTGGAAAACTTACTATGGTTCCCACAGTTTTTTAAAAGATGCTAATGACGATGATTTAGAAAGAAAAATCCTACAAATAGCTTACAATAAAAAAGAACTTACATATTTAGAATGTAAATATCAATTTATATTAGAGGTGTTAGAAGATAAATTATACCTTAATGACAATATTTTAGGTAAATTTTTCGACAAAGATTTTAGATGAAAGAAGACTTACTAAAACAGTTATTAGAATCTATTTTAGGCAGAAGCAAATCTGCTCGTGGGGGTGAAGAAGCTGTTTTTACTTGTCCCTCTTGCAACCACCATAAGAAAAAACTCACAGTTAATTTAGCAACACAAAAATTTCAATGTTGGGTTTGTGGTTATAAAGGCCATCGTGCTTTTAAACTACTTAAAACAATAAGTGCTACACCTAAGGCGTA